TATCTATAGAACCATCACTATTATAATCTTTAGTTGCAGTTGGTTCTACAGTATATCTCATCTCTCTCTTAGCATTCACAGTATCAACACTCGCATACTGATCAACAATAACTTTCTTGATAAGACCTTCTGGATTCTCTGCGATAGGTCCGTATAAGTAAGTTTTTGCAGTAAATTGAAATGTATAAATTAATGCTCGTCTTGTTGAAAAATCTCCCTCATAATCATCTTGAAAAGTAACATTAGTTAAAGTGATTGGTATATCTCTTTTCTCACCAATAGATGATACTAAATCAACTGTTATACTAAATGATGGTTGAAAAAATGGTAATATCTGTTCTACTACTTGTAATGCATCATCGTTTAGTTTTGTAAGTAAACTTAATTCAAAACCAATATTGTAAGGAACTGGCATAAAAACTTTTTTTAACTTATTACCATCAACTGCCTTAAATGTTTGTGTTATACCTGCTTTTCTTGATGAATCATAAGCAATAGAAGTCATCTCAAAAGACATTCTAGGTAATGTTATAGCAACCATCTTATTTAAATCTGGTTGTTGCTCTAATCTTGCTATGAATTTAGCAGCAGGACCATATGCTAATGGTACTCTTTTTTCATCGACTATTGTGCCATTAGCATCCTGATGTTTAACAACCATATTGTTAAATAGAGTTCCAAAACCAATAATGGTTTTTCTAATTACTTCGTGGTAAAAATAAGTTCCTAACATTAGTATAAACCAAATGGATTGCCTTCAGAGAAATCAAGAATCTGATCTGCTTCATCCTCTATCTCGTCACTATGATCATATTTATCCTTATCTGTGTTTGCTGCAGATACTTGAACAGTGTATGTAGCACCTGATTTCGATCCTGTAATTGTTTCTCCTCTAAGGAATGTTCCAGTTTCAATACCAACTTGTAATATCTTAGTATCAAGATCCCAATTCTTAACTCTAGCACTAGCATTTGATCTGTTACCTGAAACAAGTTCATTAAACCAGTAACTACCAGAACCTATTCCAACAGAAGAAGGAGCACCGATAGTGATTGTTGGTGGTGAGAAGAATCCAGCACCAGAATCTTGAATGAATACATCTGATATTGAACCACCAGCACCAACGATTGCACGAGCAGAAGCAGGTAGTTGTGGTGATAGTGATGGAAGTGATATTGATACATTTGGAACTGTTGAATATCCAACTCCACCTGTTCCACCAATTGAAATACGTACGATACCTTTCTTTCCATCTGATCTAATTAGAGCAGTAGCAGCAGCACCTACTCCTCCACCACCAGATATTGTCACCACTGGTGCAACTGTATATCCAGCACCAGAATTTGTGATTACTATCTCTTCTATAGATGTTACATTATTTCTTGTGGTTAAAATACCAACAGCAGTTGCATTTGTTCCACCACTTGGAGCAGTTGTAAGTCCAATAGTTGGTGTGCTTGTAAATCCAGAACCATCATTTGAAAGAACTATATTTTTAACAAATCCAGTTCCAATTGTTGCTGTAGCAGTAGCGATTGATCCACCACTAAACATTTGAAGATCTGTAATAACACCTAAGTCTTCTATCTTACTATCAATTGCATCTATACCAGTATCAATAGTTTCATCATTGTACTCAAATAATTCACATTGTAATTCATAAACATAGGTGTGACCTAACTGATAAAAGGGAACTTCATGCTCTACAAATTTTATTTCAAATAATCTACCACCCAAAGGAAAAAATACTAGATCACCTTCACGAGGTCTCATCACTGCTTCACCAACTTCAGATACATCTTCTTGACTTAAGAATGGTGATATAAAGTCTTCAAACCTCTCTCTTGATATTACTAATTGCAATTCATCCCTTAAACTCATTCCAAACTTAGTTAAAACATCACCTGCTCCACTATATCCATCCCAAGTGTTAACATATGCTTCTAATTGAAAATTATCATCAAATTTAGATGCTTCAATCTCTTGAAACACTGTGCTTCTATTAACAAATTTTCTAGGGATGTATGTAACTTCTACACCATAAATTTTCAATTGCTCATTAACAAGCGATTGAACTAGATTCTGTTCGTTAGCAGATCCTTGTAGGAAGAAGGGGTTGAGAGCCATTATCCAATAAAGTCTAGAGGTGGAAGTTCGTAAGTAGAACTCATTTCTTCCTTGATCATTTGCAATTCTCTTAATGCATCATCATATATCTCTCTACCATTCAATTCAATTCCACCAGGTAATTTTACTCCTTTGAATTTGATTAAATTTTGTCCCCATTGTCTTTTCATTAGTGAAGTCAAATATCTTTTCAGAAAACTATCATTAAAAACTTGAGTATAAGTTGTTGGATCTAATATTCTATGACAGTCGATAACTATAAAATCTCCTGCGTTTATTCCACCATAATCTATGTCTAGATATAATCTATCTTGCCTCTTGTTAAATCTAACTTGTGCTTCAGTTGTTAATAAGAAATCAATATCCTCAAGATATGATTTAACCATTGCATATTGAAGAAGTTCAACTGAATTAAAATAATATAAGTCATTTAAGAATAACTGATACTTGATGCTGAACATACCACCAGATATTGCACTCATATCAAATTTAAATATCTTTTCAATTCCTACTACAGTTTCAGGAACTTGAATAAAGTTTGATGTTTCGTAAAAATTAGATGTTGTTGTACCGTAACCACTTATATTTGTAGAAGTTCCTGTGGTTGTTACTATACCTACTTCTGTAGTCCCCTTTGCCCTTCCTCTGTCTATATCACCCTGCGTAAATTGATATTTAAGGTACATTCTTTCTATACCATCAAAATGACGTTCTTGAAAATACTGAAGAGCATCATCCACTAAGTCATCTACCTGTTCATCACTTATGTTGATTTCCAACACTGGTGCACCTAACTGCCTTAAGCTATAATCTATTAATTCTTGTCGTGAAGCAGGTTTTGCCATTAGAATCCCTCAGAGTCTACTGTAATATTTTTTGGTTGTTTTTTCTTTCCTTTCAGTTGAATTAATAAATTTTCCTGATCAGTTACCTTTGTACTCAATTGCTCAACAATGTTATTTAAACCAAGAACTCTTGTTTCTAATGCGATTATTTGAGCAAGCATTTCATGGGTCTTTTTTTGATAAACACCTAAAATCATTTTGTATTCGTTTTCATCCATAACAGAGTATAAAAAAAGGTGGGAGTATACCCACCTATATTTATAACTTATACTTTACAGTTATTAGAACGAGCCACCATCGACAGTTATATTTGATAATTGTCTTAGTGATCCATCATGACTTATCACTGCTGATAAACCTGCTGCATCCTTAACAAACATACCACCTGCTTCAATCGTAGCATGTGTAGAGTTGGTTAGAACACTTGTGCTTTCAGATACCTCTGCACCAAAAGCAATTCTTCCTACAGAATCATCCCAGAATACTGCTGCCTTCTTAGCAGAACCACTATAGTAGTGGAATATTAAACCAACGTCTATGTTAGCATCTGATGATGGTGCTACTAAGTTACCACCACTATTAACAAGACCAACTTCAATTAAACTATCTTCAACCTTTAAGGTCTCTGTATTAATTATTGATTGTGTACCTAATACTGTGAATGTACCATTAACAGTTAAGTTGTCATCAACTGTAACTGTACCACCAGCAGAGTCAATTGTTAAATTACCTGATGATGTATCTAATTCATTATCACCAGTAACACCAACTTGTATATTACCACTAGTTAAATCTGTAAATGTACCAGCACCAGCAGATGCTCCACCAATTGTTACTCCATCAACAGTACCACCGTTAATATCTGCAGTATCAGCGACTAATGAGTCAATCTGTGCAGTTCCATCAATGAATAAGTCTTGGAACTCTCTATCAGATGAACCTAAGTCAATCGCACCATCTGTTGCTGGAAGTATATCAGCGTCAAATCTACCTGTTGGGGTAATTGTGTCTGAAGTTGCATTACCAAGATCAACATTACCTTCTACACTTACTGCACCCTTAAAGGTTGCATCATGAGGAGTATTAACTGCGTTTGAATGAGTAATAATAGCATTACCCATATAACCATGAGCAGTACACTGATAATGTAAAACAGCAGGTGTAGTGTCTGAGATTGTAATCTCAGTATAAGTATTCTGAAAA